CCCTCGACTCCCCATGACGGCGCTGGAACGGTCCTCAACCTGTTCGGCACCGTGTACACGGTCACGAACATCGTGATCTCGAACACGAACCCCGGCGCTGCCGCTGAGGCGACCGTGGACGTGGGGCACCTCGGCCAGACGACCGGCGAGACGCTCGCGACGCTGAGCCGTCCGCTCGTGATCCCTGCCGACGACGGCGGCACTGGACGCTCGGTCACGTTCGACTACCTCGGCAAGACCATCATCCTCGACGCGGCGACGGGCACGATCACGATCACGACCGGCGGCACCACGCTGATCAACGGCAAGGCCGCCACCGTGTCGTCGAGCACGCTGACGCTCGCGACGAACGACGCGATCCGTGGTCAGGCGACGATCACCGTGGCTCGCTGACCGTGACGGAGGTCCGTCATGGCTACGCGAGTCTCGGGAGTTGCTGTCACGTGGGGCGGCACCGCCGTTCAGCAGGTCAGTAGCGTCACGCTCGATCTCGTCCGCGATATGCCTGCCGCTCGCACGGCACGGTGGACCCTCGACTTGGGCGAGGTCACTCTGCCTGCGTTCACCCGCACGGCGGTCCCCGAGAGCCAGTACGGCGTGCGGGCTCGTCTGACCGTGACCGCACAGGACGACCAAGGCACCGCCACATCGAGCACGTTCACGGTGTTCGACGCTGATTGCGTCTACCTCGGTGCCGAGGTTCGCGGCGAGCTTAACGGCGTCTGGCAATTTGACCACCGGTTCAAAGTCATGGATACGGTCGGCGTATCGACCGCGTATCCATCGTGAGGTGAGTGACACATGGCGACACTGACGGCAGAACAGATTCTCGCGAGCAACGACGCCGGGCTCATGGGACCGATCACCGTGCCCGAGTGGGGCGGCGACGTGTACATCCGCGTGATGAGCGTCGGCGAGCGCGATTCCTATGAGCGGTTGTGGATCGGCAAGAAAGACTCCGGCATCGAGAACTTCCGGTCGGAGTACCTCGCACGCTGCCTCTGCAACGAGAAGGGCGAGCTGCTCTTCACCCGTGCCCAGGTCGTCGCGCTGGCAAGCCGCAGCGGCGCGGTCGTCGGTCGCCTCTTCGACTCGGCCCTCAAGCACAACAACATGACGGAGGCCGATGTCGAGCAGCTCGCAAAAAACTGAACGCCTCGCCATCGCGTCGGTTCCTCTTCGCGCTGGCGGGGCATCTGCGAATGACCGTTCGCGAACTGTGCGAGCGGATGGATTCGCGGGAGCTGTCGGAGTGGATGGCTTACACGCGGTACTTCGTTCCGCTGTCCGACCCGTGGCTCCAGACAGGACTGCTCGCATCGATCGCGATGGCACCGTACACGGACCCGAAGAGAGGAAAGCCGCCGACCGCAGAGGATTTCATTCCGAAGGCTCGGCCACCGCAGCACGAGTCGCAGGACCGCGAGGCGATTCTGCGGCTGCGGCGTGAAATGGGGATCATCGACTGATGGCAAACATCCTCGGACTCGCGCTGAAGATCAGTGCGGACTCGACGCAGTTGAAGCTCACGCCCGCAGAGCGTGCCCTTCAGTCGCTCGGTGCCGAGGCGGAGAAGGTCGGCAAGGTCTTCGAGAGGTTCGCTGGCACGACGGCGGCAGCGGCCGAGGCGCAGCAACGCACCGCGGCCCGCTTCGCTGAACTGGACGCGAGGCTCAAGGCGCAGACGATCACGGCGCAGGAATACGCCGCGTCGTTCGCTGCCATCAAGGCCGAGACGACCGCACTCGCAGCGGTGTTCGAGCGTGGTGCGCAGACCGCCGCGCGGTTTGCCACTGACCAGGAGAAGAGCGCGGCCGCGATCAGCAAGTTCGCCGAGGAGCTTCGCGTCGGTGCGACCGAGGCTCCGGTGTTCGAGCGTGCCCTGCAATCGCTCGTGAACGTCGATCTGTCGGGCACCGAGGAAGGTCGCCGTGCCCTCGCGGAACTGGCGCAGCAGGCCCGAGACGGAACGCTCGACTTCAACGCTGCCGCGGCGACGCTCCAGGGGCTTGCCGACCGCCAGGAGACGTACACGGCCGCGCAGTCGCGTGCGGCCCAGTTGGTCGGCACGCTCGCCACCGAGGAGCAGAAGCGGTCGGCACAGGCGGCGGAATACAACACGCTCTTGCAACAGGGGCTCATCTCCGAAGAGCAGCGGGCCGCGTTGCTTCAGCGGCTCGGGCCGATCACCGATGCTGCACGGCAGGCGGAAGCGGCGCTGGCGACCGATCGGCAGCAAGCCCGGCAGATCATCGAATCGCTCGTCACGCCGCAAGAGCGGTATCAGCAGAGCGTCGCAGACCTCGACCGCCTGCTCGGACAGAACCTCATCAACCAAGAGCAGTACAACCGCGCACTCCAGCAGGCGCAGACCGCACTGGACAACGCATCCGGCGCGAGTGCAGATGCGGCCGAAGCAGAGGCTCGACGCGTCGCATCTCAGCGAGAGGGTGCCGCGATCACGGCGTCGGTGCAGACCGCCGAAGAGCGTCGCGCGGAGCGTCTTGATCGGCTCGACCAACTCCTTGAAGAAGGGGCGATCTCGGAGCAGACCTACGGCCGCGCCGTCGAGCAGGCGAGTGCCGCCCGTGAAACAGCGGCTCGCGTCGAGGCGGAACGGACGCGAGTGCTTCAGGAAGGTCGTCGGCTCACCGAGCAGTTCGCCACCGTCGAGGAGCGTCGTGCCGAGCAACTCGCCAACCTTGAGCGGTTGCTTGCTGCCGGTGCGATCTCGCAGGAGACGTTCCAGCGTGCGTCGCTAGAGGCGAGTGGAGCGAACGAGGCTGCGGCCCGTGCCGAGCGCGAGCGTGCCGACGCCCTCGCGGCTGCGTCGCGGATCATCCAGGCGAACATCACGCCGCAGGAACGCTACGACGCTGCGATCGTTGAACTACAGGGGCACCTTGACGCGGGCAGGCTGTCGCAGGAGCAGTTCAACCGTGCGGTGGCGCGAGCCCGTGAAGGGCTGGATCGCACGACGACTTCCGCCCGGTCCAACGACACTGCACTCCAGGGCATCACGAAGCAACTGCGGCTCATCTCGGCAATCGAGATTGGCCGGGCCGTCGTGGACGTGTTCCAGTTGCTCGGAGGGTTCGCCCGCAACGCGGCGTCGCAACTGACCAACCTCGCCGCGAGCGCGACGCAATCGCTCGACTCGCTGAACGACCTTGGCAATCGCATCGACGTTGGTGTTGAGCAACTTCAGACGCTCGGGCTGGCGGCGAAGCTCTCGGGCGTGGACACCGAGCAGTTTGCTACCGCGGTGACGCGGCTCGGCGTGCAGATCGGCAAGGCCGACCAGGGCGGGCAGTTCGACCGCACGCTCAAGTCGATCGGCGTCACGCTGGCCGAACTTCGCGGGCTCCGGCCCGAAGAGCAGTTCGCGCAGATTTCCGCCGCTATTGGATCGCTGCCCACGTCTGCGGACCGCGCCGCTGCGGCGGTTGAAATCTTCGGCAAGCAGGGCGCTGCGCTGACTCCGCTGTTCCAAGCGGGTGCCGCGAGCCTCGAAGAGTTGACCGCAAGAGCGGAGCGGCTCGGCATTGTCGTCTCGCAGGATCAGGTGTCGAACATCGGCGACATGAACGACGCGTTCGACCTCGTGGGAGCGACGGTCGAAGGCATCATCGGTCAAGTAAGCGGCAACCTCGCCCCGCTGGTCACGGCGATCTCGCAAGAGTTCTTGGCGTTCGTCGAGACGTTCACCGGCGCGAACGGCAGCGGTGGGGCGGCGATTGCCGATGCGATCACCGACTCGCTGCTGAGTGGCGCGGAGGTTCTGGCTGGCGTGTTCGACCGCAGCGTGGAGCAGTTCGCCGGGTTTGCCGAGACGCTCGGCACGGTCGGCGAAGTCTTCAGCCGGGCGTCTAGCGTCCTGTCGTCCGTCGTGAACGCCGCGCAAGCACTGTTCAACCTGGGCCAGTCGATTGTGAGTCTGGTCACGGTCGGCATTGGCAAGGTTCTGGAGCAACTGGGCCGCATCCCGTTCCTTGCCGATCTCGGCGAGACTGGTCGAGCGTTGGCCGACGCCGCGTTTGCGGAACTGGAGAAGAACGCAGACGAGTTCAAGAACGCGGTTGATCGGTCGATCGCTTCCGCTGGCGATGCGATCTTCGGCGAGACTCCCGCCGAGTCTGGCGAGCGTGGGGCTGGAGCGGCCGAGTCGTACATCACGCAGTTCCGGTCGAAGATCGAAGAGGCACGCTCACCCGAGTTCCGCGTCAACAGCAACATCGAGGCGACCCGCGACGCGTTCGACGACTTCTTCGGCGGCGTGATCGACCAGTCGAGCCGTGTCACCGGTCTCATGCGTGACTTCGAGGCGGCGGTCGCTGCGGCACAGGAAGACGCGACGCTCACGGCAGATGAGATCGCACGCATCGAAGACCTCCAGAAGCGAGTGAACTCTGCGATTCAGCAGGAGTTGGCGGCACGGTCGGACGCCGCCGAGTCGGCTCGCAAGCAGGCAGATGAGGACACGAAGCGAATCGACTCGCTTCTTCGCACGTCCGACGCAACCCAGAAGATCATCGACGACCTTTCTGCCGTCGAGCGGGAAGTCGCTCGTGTGCAGCAAGAGATTGCGAGCGCGGCCGCCGGTGACGACGGCACGGCACGCGCCCGCCTGGACGGACTGCGTCTGCTGCAAGGGCAACTCGAAGACCAACTGCAAGCCGCAGCCCAGGGGTTCGAGCAGGGCTTCGACAAGGCGTTCGCGGCGACCGGCGGTAACTTCTCCCGTCTCGCCGAGCAAGCCGCACAGTTTGGCGACGCTGGCAACGCAGCCGCCGTGCGCCTCCAAGAAGGCATCGCCGCCGCGCAAGAGCAGGCCCGTGACGGCATCCTAAACCGCGAGGCGTTCGAGGCCGAGGTCGCACGGCAGCAGCGGCTCTTCGAGCAGGAGCTCGCGAACGTCAAGGCGGTCGCCGACGAGCGGGCGAAGGTCAACGAGCTCGTCGATCAGCGATTCCTGCTCGCCCGGTTCGGTGGCGATCAGCAACGCCTCGCGGCGGCGCAGAACCTCGCTCAACTTGAGCGTGAGATCGGTCGCGTCCAGGCTGACGTGCAGGCTGCACGTGCCGCCGGGAACCAGGAGGAGGTCAACGCCGGGATCGCCCGCCTCGGGCAACTTGACCAAGTCGCCGCACAGGAGCGCGACATCGCGAGTGGTCGTCGTCAGTTGGAGCAGCAGCTCGGGCAGCAACGCGAGCAGTATCTGAAGCAACTGGAGCAGCAACAGCAACAAGCCCAGCAGGCGCAGCAGAAGTATTTGGAAGAACAGGCGAAGGCTGTCGAGGCAGAGAACCAGCGTCAGGTCGCCCGCATCCGCGAGCTCAACACGCTGGGCTCGGGCGTCATCCAGGGCAACGACATCCGCACCGCCGAGGGCGCTGCCTTGTTTCTCAACCTCGCCGCCAACCAGCAAGACCCGGCGCTCATCGAGGCGAGGCTCCAGACACGGCGGCTGACAGAACTGCGTGACACGCTCGTGGCAATCTCGGCACAGTTCTCCGGTCCCGTCGTCCAGATTGGTGGAGGAGTCGGCTGATGGGCGTCGCACACCATCGCGAACTACCGCGCTCGAACAAGTTCCGCCTCGGCGAGGCCCGCGACCTCACGCGGCAGTTCGTCATCACGCACGACGCGTCTGGGCAGGCGACGACGGCGAACCAAGTCGCCGCCGCACTGTCGCTTGACATCGGCAGCGCTCATCCCGAGTACGCCGACGTTCGCTGCGTCGAAATCGAGTACGAAGAGAACTACGAAGGCTCGCAGTACCACTCCCTTCTCACCGCGAGGTACGGCTTCCCAAGCGGCGGGCTCGATCAACTCGCGGCACCGACGAGCCGACCGGCGTTGTGGACGTTCACCACGCAGGGCGCGACGGTGCCCGCGCTCTTCTACTACGACCAATCGGGCAACGAATCGACGAAGCCGCTGACCAACTCGGCGTACGACTACTTCGATTCGCTGACCTCGGACGAGGCGCAGTGCAAGGTGGTGATATCTGAGAACCGCGCCACGTTTCCTTCGTCGCTGGCAATCGCGCTCACGAACACGATCAACTCGACGACGTGGATCGGCGGTGCGACGCACCGCTGGAAGTGCCAGGGCATCTCCGGCGAGCTCAAGTTCGAGGAGTACGGC